TTATCTTGTTGAGACATATCAGAATCCAGTACGGTTTCTGCCACCTCTCTAACTTGCTGACAAGTCATGTTTGGAGGACTATGTAAATTAGCTAATAGTAGTAACTCAATCATAGGATGAACGCTCCGTTCCGCGACTTACTTGCGTCCAGATGTGTCTTTCTATGCTATGTGCACAGCGACTGCCTCTTGGATGAACGACAGGTCTATTATAGACCTTATACCTTATTTAGTCAAGTACTTTTGTTGTGTATCATTTGATACTGTTTAAAAACCTTATAGGAGCAAAAAAGCCCCAGATTTTTTTGCCCCCTAAAATGGATTTAAAAGCTAAATTTCGTTTTGCTCTGCCTCTTCAATCAACTCTTTAACAATCTGTTCAGTTCCATCCATTGACATCACGGCATACATATTTGACTTCATGTATTTTTTAATTTTTTTGTACTGCTTTACAACATCATCAATTGAATCTAAATCAATTGTAATTTTTGCATCTTTTCCTGTTCTACCCTCTCCAGGGTTTCCACCAAATCCAGCACTCATTTCTTTTTCTCCTTGGGAGGTTTGGCTCCCCATAGTTTAGGGTTATATGCACCCTTACCATATTCAATACTCTTTAATCCATCACGGAATTTATCCCAATACATGTTGAAGATATTAACTGCTTTCTGACTACGAGTTAAATCATATCGAGTCTCACCATCAACTTCATACTTTATAATCTGGGCATCATTAGGACATTCTTTAGTGGTAACTTGTTCCCAAGTTCCATTTTCAATCATGATTTCACAACCATATACTTTTTTAGAATTTTCCTTTTCGGATGATGTCCATGACTCCATTTTAGATTCTTGAGTAATTTCTGTCTTTTCTGCAACTTGTTCAGTCATAATATTATCAAGAACGGTTTCCCCATTGAATATCAGGATATGCTTGTGAAACAATATCCTTTGTAATTTTATACTTTGTAGAAAGTTTTTTATCCTTGGTCAAAATCAAAACCTCAGCCTCTTTAGGATGAAGACCACGAAGAAGATTGATGAACATCATCTCTCTACGAATATGATTCAACCCACCATTACCACCTTTGACAAAGTGATAGAGATTTCGATACTCTCTACGAAGAGATGTTTTACCTCTTCCATCAAGGTCTTGACCGGTAGCAGATTCACCACCACGGGCCTCTCTTGCCAAATTTTCAGAGAGAGATCCAGAATACACTGATTGGTCTTCTGCATCACCATAAGGAACATCGCCTTCAGGAAGTTCAGAAATTACTGTCTCATCAAAATTCCAAATAAAAATAGACTTTAATGAAATGTGTTCATATGTTTTAAGAACCTCCACTTTTTTAGCACTTGACCTTTGTTTAGATGCCAACTCTAAAACTTCATATACAAATGGATTGGGAGGCAATATTGCTCCAATTGGTTGAGTTGTCTTACTCGTCTTCTTCTTCGTAGTTGTCATAACTGTTTTCAAATCGTACTGCTAAAATTTCATCGGGTAATACATTACCATTTTCATCAAACATTTCTGGATGAGTGACAATTGGTTGAGTCTGATAGAAATGTTCTCTTGCTAGCCATCCTAGCATACCACCAACAAAAAAGAACATTATACTAACAAGAGTACTAATGGTAAGAGTTACTGCTAACATTGCCTTTCTCCAGAGAATTTTTTCTTATAATCAAAACTGAATTCAAAATAAAAATGAAACTCTCTACGGAAGAGAGCAATCATTTTACCAAACTTTACTTCAAAAGTTTTGGGTTCAGATTCCTTTCTTCTCCTTTTTCTTAATAGTAGCTCAACTCCTCGGTTAATCCCGAGTTCATCATTATTTAGATTGCTTTTTTCTCCTTCCTGGCTTTCTATCATAGTCATACCTCTTTGCATCATCAATAATATCATTTAAATAAACTTTTATCTTTCTTGCTTGTGGTTTTGGAATGTGTCCATATGCTTCACGAAGGAATTTATGATTATAATCACTACCACCTTCAAGATATTCTTCAAGTTCACCTATGAGAGATGTGATTTCTTGTGCAGTAGAACTGTGAATAAATTCAACTACCTCCACTCTTTTGGTTTTTCTCTCTTTAAGATACTCGTAAAATTTAAGTAAGAATTTACCATTAAATGCATGATCAATTGCTTTTTCTACGATATCGTAAACTTCTTCCATTGATCTTAAACTAGTTTATTTTTTCTCAAATATTGAATAGTTTCTGTACATCCACCTAAACGAGTTCCATCATCAGGACCTTCAACATTCAATACGACTTGTGGAAATGTTGAACCATGGCCAAATTTAGCATAGAATTCATTTCGGTCAAAATTTTCATCTAACATATAAACTTTATGTTGAAGATTTGCTATTTCCATTGCCCTTTTGAGTTTTACACAAAATGGGCAACCAAACTTCGAATAAATTAAAAATTTCATAATTCCTTAAATCTAAAATTAATTTTGATTTTGAACTTCTTGCCAATCATTTTCAAAAATTTCCATTCCCTTATCTGTTAGAATATGATTATACATTTGTTCAAAAACGTTTGGTGGCATGGTGACAATAGAGGCTCCATTATACCAAGAACGAACAGCACGGTGAACACTACGAATAGATGCTGAAAGAACCTGCGTATCACATTTTTGAATACGATACATATCAGCAATACCACGGACTACTTCAAGACCAGCAACAGATTGATCATCAAGTCTACCCACAAAAGGAGACACATAAGTAGCACCGGATTTTGATGCTAACACTGCTTGTGCGATACTAAAAATCAAAGTTACGTTAGTTTTAATTCCTTTGAGAGAAAGTTTTCTACAAGCAATCAGTCCTTCGGGAGTGCAAGGAACTTTAATTGTTGCTACTTCACCAAACTTTTCAGCAAGACGAAATCCTTCTTCATACATTTCATCAGCACTTCCCATAACCTCCATGCTAATGTCCTTAATTCCCATGTCTTTCAATTCTTGATAGACATCTTCTGGATTTCTACCACTCTTCATAATGAGTGTTGGATTGGTCGTAATTCCGTCAATAAGACCAGTTGAAAAATGCTTACGAATAACTTCGGTGTCAGCTGTGTCCAGAAAAATTTTCATTGTCATTTTATAATTTAATAGTATATATTTAATTACCAAATTTCATGGTTGGCATTTTTCTTCACAGAAACTATTCCAAAAGTCTTCCCAATCCCTATCAGTTGTATTTTCATCTGCTGAAGAAGTGTCATGAGATGAATTAGGTTCATTTCGAATTATTTTATTCCATGCAGATGTAAATTTATCATCCCAGTTATTACAATAAGGAGTATAAAAAGCCGTCAATGCAGCAGTAGTATCAACGATGCGTTGAGTGTTATTAGTATTTACTGCTTCTTGTAGTTGCTCAAGAAGAAACTCAAATGTAGTAATTTGATTGAATGCTTCTTCAAGGTCATTCATTACTTTCCAAGTCTTGTTAGTCATGAATTTAGTTTTATTTAAAGTCATCATACCATCAAAAAAGGTCTCTATCAAGAGGGTGTTTAACCTTTGTGAGGATGTCGTGGATTAAATTCACCTTCAGAGAAAGGTTGAGATTTGGTCAGGTCCCTGCGAGACTGATTCTTAATAACAATAAAGGCATCTTTGTTATACTTACGAGTGCCAATAGGAGATTGCCACCTTTTATTGTACTCTTCACCCACATCAATACCAGAGACTTGAGTTCCTGCCATTTCAACAGTAATCTCATCATCTTCTTCCCATCCATATTTTCGGACTAGGGATGCAACTTGTTCATACACAGTCGGTTTAGCCATAATACGTTCTTCAGGATCAAGATTTCCGATCATAAAAAAAGAGGGAATTAACCCTCTTACTATATCACACATAAATCATTCCTGCAAGCATAACACCGAAACAAAAGACTGTAAATATCATAAGTCCAATGCCCATCCAATATACCCACTTAGGTATGGGTTCAGGTTTATAGTGCATTGTCATTCTCCCAGAAGTCCTTCCATTCTACCTTATACTCATCAGTCATCTCTTCAACTTCAAAACCACTCACATCTGATTGAGTAAGACCAAAATCTTTGATGATAAGATTTGCTACATCATTTGCCAAATAATCACCAAACATTTCTGAACTTCTCAGGTCAGTATATTCGTGCATAGCAGGATTGAACTTCACACAGAAGGTGATTTTATATCCTTCAACACAATCCTTTGACTTACGCAACATCTCTTTGCGTTCTTCAATCTGTTTTTCAAGTTGTTGAAGTTCTTTGTAGGAGAGTTTAGAGAGGTCAGTCATCGGTTGGTTGCTTATAAGGTTATTATACAATAAAAAAACCGCCTCTGTGAAGAGACGGTGGACGGTTTGGGAAGTGGTTTAGAGTGCTTCCAGATTTTCTACCAGTGTTTTGAGTTATTCAACTCTTGTCCATCCTTGTAGACTATCTTTTTTACCTCTTATCAAATCATTAAAACTGGTTGTTGGTAGTCCATGTTCTCTCGCAAATGGTTTAGCGCCTTTACCTTTATAAACCGGAAAACCAGCACCCGTAATTTTATTACCCAATTCGAAATCTATAATATCATACTTTTTAGCAAGCTCCCAGTGTGGTAAAGCGCCATCAAATAAAGTAGGAATAGTACCTTCTCTAAAGACCTCTTCGTTGTCGTCTTCAGAGTTTCCTGCTGGAACCGTTTCGTTAGGGACGTTTGGTATTTTATAAAGCAGCTCGTTTAACGCCTCTATTTTGGCATTTAGCGCTTCGTTAAGGGTTTTAGTCGTGTCCTTAAGTTCTGTTGTTCTTGCTTTTAAGCTATTCGCTTTATCAGCTTGTCCCGATTTATATAGTATACCAATTTCTTTAGAAATAGCGTTGGATTCTGCCAAGGTGTTATCCAATTCCGTTTGTAATGCACGGCGTTCTTCATCTAACACAATCACAGCGTTTACCATTTCGCTAGCATCCATATTTCGTTTTTCTAAACGAGATATTACAAGCGCTTTGTTTTCTCTAATAAAAGGTATTTGTAACATATTTTTTTGTTTGGGCGTTACGTTACTCCGCTTTTAGTAGCGCAGTAACGTCAGGCTTTACGCTATATCTTTTTTGAAAACACAAAAAAGGATGCCGCTTCAATCCTTAACGCAATTATAATAACAATTTTAAAACGTAAAAGTAGTAAGTTTTTGGATGCCGAAAAATATTTTAGACGCCTATTTTGATGGTAATAACCAATCGTTATGTTTGTACCAATTCCATTTTGCGCTTCCCATGTCTACGTTGGGGTCTATAAGCCTTTTGTAAGGCCTGTTGTTTACGCTTACTTTGCAATCTACATAAACAGCTACATCCTGCCCTTTGGCTTTAAAATCCTTTTTTAAATGTTGTGAAAATTGCCATATCACATCGGGCTTTGTACTCGCTGGGCGCGTTTGTTTTACGGTGAGGTAGTCTCGTAGGTTTATAAAAAGTGTATCCCCCGTTTTTTTATCGACCACCTTGTAACTTGTTAGCCCTTTTTTACTACGCAACATCATACGCCAAGAGAGTCGGTGGCCTTCCTCGGTCCACAACACATCGTCGGCAATAAAATGGTGACGAATAGGTAGGATAAGCTGAATTATAAAATAAATACCACCAACGGTAAGCAGGGCTAGTTTGTAATCGGGAACTATAATCTCTGCTTTAGTATATGCGGGTTTGTTTTTAAGAAAAAGGCGACGTATGACTTCAGGATCAAAAAAGAACAGTGAAAAGGCTAGCGATAAATAAGGGAATACCCCCACTTGAAAAACAATGGAGTTGAATAAATGAAAAAAGATAGAAGCGAAAAACGCATATTTTCGTGTCTTTTTACAAAGTAGTAAAGGGATTATTAAACCGTCAAAGAGAATCCCACCATACGCTATTAGGTAGGGAAAAAGATCGTGTTGTAATAGCCCTCCTATAACTTGGTAGTTCGCCTTACTTTGCATTAATAATTTAGGTAAGGTTAGATCTAACCAATCTGGATATAGTTTTGCAATAGAAGCGTAACTGTAAAGAATAAATAATTGTACTACAAAAATCCATTTGCACCAACTGGGCATGGCTATTTGTTTTAACTTCGGGTTTAGCTTAACATCTATAGATGCATATTTGTGTGCCGGTAGTACACACATAATAGCACTTAATAAGATTAGTAAATAGTAGTGGTTGTTGTACGATGTTTTTTGCATCAAATAAACCGCCGTCCAGAGCAGCGTAAATGAAATAATACTAAGTCTGTACTTATAACCTAGAGCAATGAAAACACCCAGGGTGCCCATTATAAAAAAGTAGATATACATCCCGGAACCGGGTAAAGGCTGTAACCATTCAAAACCAATAAAAGAGAAGGTAAATGCGGGCTCAATCATTGTTCTTCGCACCCATCCTGTAAGAATCGCTCCATAGCATTCAAGGCTAATGAGAATACCCAAAAATATGCGAAATATTACTAAAGGACTATTGTCTATTCTTTTGAATAAAAAGGTATTAAACATCTAGCTTGAAATTATGGAAATAGACGTTTCTTTGTCCTCTAGCAATTGTGTTTTAAGCTCCTCAAGCGATTTAAACTTATGTTCATCGCGGATGCGCTCTATAATATCTACCTGGATATTTTGCCCATATAAATCCGAGTTAAAATCAAAAAAATGAATTTCAATACTCTTTGTGGAACCATCTACCGTAGGATTAAAACCGATGTTCATCATCCCGTAAAAAAGCTTGCCATTAAGGATGCTTTTTACAACATAAACCCCGTTTTTAGGGATGAGTTTGTATTTTTCTGCAATAAATAAATTAGCTGTGGGAAAGCTTAATTGTCGTCCCAGCCCTTTACCTTTTTTAACAACGCCCGTTAGCATATAGTTATACCCCAGGTATTCATTGGCGGTCTTTATATCTCCATCAATAAGCGCATTTCTGATTTTTGTAGAACTTACAGAAACATCATCTATTTCCTGTGCCGCAATTTCTTCAACTTCAAAATTGAACGTATTACCAAAGGCGAAAAGATCCTGGATATTGGCATTTCTATTGCGTCCAAAACGGTGGTCATACCCTATTATAATTTTTTTTGCCTTTAATTCATTCACCAGTATGTCCCTAACGAATTCGGTGGAAGAAATACGTGAGAATTCAAGAGTGAAGGGATGAATAATTAAGTAATCCAGGCCAATGTGCTCTAAAATTTTGATTTTTTCCT